AAGCAATAGATTCTTCTTATGCAGCAACTTACTACCCATGGTTACAATTAAGATCAAATGAAACTGGTAAGTTAGTATGGGCTCCTGCTTCAACAGTAATCCCTTCAGCTTATGAGTATAACGATAGAGTAGGTCAACCATGGTTTGCACCAGCAGGTATCAATAGAGGTGCTTTACCAACAGTAGTAACTCCAGAAAGAAGATTAACAACTTCAGATAGAGATGCATTGTATAACGGAAAGGTTAACCCAATCGCAGTATTCCCAGGACAAGGTACAGTAATTTACGGACAAAAGACTTTACAAACTGCAGCATCTGCATTAGATAGAGTTAACGTAAGAAGATTGTTAATTGAGTTAAAAGCTAATATCAATCAAATTTCTGCTAACTTGTTATTTGAACCAAATACAATCGCTACAAGAAATAGCTTCTTGAACCAAGTTAATCCGTACTTATCATATGTACAACAAAAGCAAGGTTTATATGCATTCCAAGTAGTAATGGATGAGACTAACAACACAGCTGATGTAATCGATAGAAATCAATTAGTAGGTGCAGTATACTTACAACCAACTAAGACTTCAGAATTCATCATCGTAGACTTTAACATTACTCCAACAGGAGCTACATTTGGAGCATAATTTATAAAACAGAAAAATGAAAATTAGAATTAATCTAACAGAAGCAAAGCAAGCAGTTGACCCTAAAAAGGCAGCTGCTGCTAAAGCTGCTGATAAAAAAGCAGAAGCTAAAAAGAAAGAAGCTGCTAAAAAGAAGCTTAAAGAATCTTTATATCCAATTGTTAAAAAAATGTTAGCTGAGAATGCTAATATGGAAACAATGGAAGAAGATACTTTAAATGAATTTAATGATCCATCCTTAGTAGACTGGACTGCAGTAGCAGCTGGTTTAGGTGCTATTGGTTTAAGTAGCGTTCTTATCAACAAGATCCATGATTTATGGCAGAAGAAATTCCCTAAGAGCTTCAAAAAAGCTCAGGATTTTACAAAAGCTATGGATAATGCAACAGGAGCTAACAAATAAAGAAGGTTATACTAAAATTATACAAAAGAACTATTTATATTAAATAAGACACAAAATGGCAGTATTGAACCCTAACGAAATCTTTTTCACAGCTTTTGAACCAAAAGTAAAGAATCGTTTCATCATGTATATTGATGGTATTCCTTCATATTTTATCAAGAAGGCTTCTACCCCAAAAATTACTTTTACTGAAGTTAAATTAGATCATATCAACATTTATCGTAAGTTAAAAGGTAAAGGAAACTGGGAAGATATTACAATCTCATTATATAGCCCAATCTCTCCATCAGGTGAGCAAGCAGTAATGGAATGGGTACGTTTATCACACGAATCAGTAACTGGTAGAGATGGTTATTCTGACTTCTATAAGAAGGATATCTCATTGAATACTTTAGGTCCAGTAGGCGATATTGTAGGTGAATGGATTATCAAAGGTGCTTTTATTAAAGATTCAAACTTTGGAGAGTATGATTGGTCAGAAGATTCTGCAATCACTTTAGATTTGACTTTGACTTACGATTATGCGGTATTAAACTTCTAATCCAAGTAAAAAATATATAAAAGTCCTCCAAGAAATTGGGGGATTTTTTATTTTTAGTATATTTATATACATAAAACAATAATTACGTTATGAGTGAAAACACAGGTTTTACAATGCCTACTGAAACAGTAGAATTACCATCAAAAGGGCTATTATACCCGTCAGGATCAGCATTATCTACAGGAAAAGTTGAAATGAAGTATATGACTGCTAAGGAAGAAGACATCCTTACTAACCTGAATTATATTAAAAACAACACAGTATTTGATAAGTTAGTTCAATCTTTATTAGTAACTAAGATAAATTACGAAGATTTATTGGTGGCTGATAGAGACTCTTTATTGATTGCCGCTCGTATTTTGGGATACGGAAACGAGTATAAATTTCAATATAAAAATGAAGCAGTAGACGTAGATCAAGAGGTAGTAGTAGACCTATCAGAGTTGAATACCAAATACTTAGATGAAAGCTTAGTAAAACCTTATACTAACGAATTTAGTTATGAATTACCTTCTACAGGCACTAAATTGACATTCAAATTACTAACAGTAAAGGATGAGAAGACAATAGAGCGTGATTTAGCAGGTTTCAAGAAAATCAACCCACAAGCTTCACCAGAGCTTTCAACAAGGTTAAAAACCATTATTACCTCAGTAAATGGCAATTCAGACAAGTCAGTAATAAGAGACTTTGTAGACAATCATTTTTTAGCAAGAGATTCAAGAGAATTCAGAAAATATCTAAAGACAGTCACACCAGGAATTGAGTTGAAATTTGACTTATACACCGATAATTATACAGAGGAGGGTATAGACATCTCATTAGATTCTAACTTTTTTTGGCCTGAGTCCTAGTGATAGAATGGGTGTTTTCACCCAAATCCATGAAATCTTATTTTACGGGCAGGGGGGGTATGATTATGCAACTGTGTATAATATGCCCCTATGGCTTCGTAAATTCACTTATTTCAAGCTAAAAGAGTATTATGATACTCAATCTGGAGCTAATAGTGATGATTATTTGGTAAATGAAGGAGCTACTCCAAACCCTAATAAACCGGTAATACCTAAAGCCGTACAACAAGCCGCCGCAAACTATACTACGAAGGTGTCCTCACCCAAAAAATAGTATTTTTACCTATTTATTTGTATAGATATATTACATGGCAACAACACCAAACTTTTCTCAAGAAGAATTTGATAAACTAAAGCAGGCAGCAGAAGATCTAGGAAAATCCGTAGATTTTATGAATATGTCTTTAGAGGAGTATATGAGAAATTTGGAAAAATCTACAGGAAGTTTCCCAAATGCAGTAAAATCGGCTAAATCTTTACTACAGCAATATAATAAAGAAATTAAAGAGGATTCTAAACTTGCTTTTTCTGAAATAGAAAGACTAGCAGGCAAATCAGCATCCTTAATGGCGTCTTCTTTTACAAAATCAACTACATATATAGGCAGTCAATTTACTAGATTAGGAGCCAGTATATCAATAAATAATAAAAAGATTAGATCCTCAATGGTAGATGTGTTTAAAGGAGGGGGGACTGGTTTTGGTGCATTGAAAGCTGGATCAAAAGAATTTGCAAATCAATTATCTACTGGTTTAGCGAGTTCAAATAATCAAATAAACATGTTGGTTAAAGGGGGTGAGAGGTTATTTGAAATATTCAAAAAAATGGACACTTCTGCTTCTAATTTAGCTAGAAGTTTGAACATAACATACGAAGAGGCAGCGAAAGTTAGAACTGCTCTAAGAGACTCGTCTTTAGCAAGCGGAGAGCTATCAGCTACAGGAGAATCTCTAAGTAAGAGCATGATTGAAATGAACAATCAATTAGGTACTTCTGCAAGATTCAATAACGAAAGATTAATACAATATACAAAGCTAAGAGATGTAGCAAAGTTTGAACCTGAGATATTAGAAGATGTTAATAGAATATCTCTTGCTTCTAATCAAACATTAGAACAAACTACAAAAAATAGATTAGCTCAAATAAACTTATCTAAAATACAATTAGGAAGACAGGTTGATGAGAAAAAAGTAATGCAAGATATTTCAAAAGCTTCCTATAATATAAAATTAAATTTTTTAGGTAGAGATAAGGATTTAGCAAGAGCAGCTACACAGGCAAGAGCTCTTGGAATGGAATTAAGCCAAACTGAAAAAATAGCAGAAGGTTTGATGGATTTTGAGAACTCTATTACAAAACAGATGGAGGCAGAAGTCTTAACAGGACAAACCCTAAATTTGGAAAGAGCTAGATACTACGCACTTACAAATGACATATCAGGACTACAATCGGAATTAAATGCACAGGGAATAACAGCAGAAAAGTTCGGTAAAATGAACCGAATTCAACAATCTGCTATTGCTGAAGCAATGGGTATGTCAAAAGAAGAGATGAGTAAAATGCTTGTTGAACAAAAAGCATTAAAAAATCTTGGAGTAGGAAGTTTATCAGATGCTCAAAAACAATATGAATTAGCAGTAAAAAATGGAACAGTTGATCAATTTACTGCAAAATTGGGAGATGAATCATTAGAGAGACAGTTTAGACAACAGTCTTTGCAAGATAGGATGAATATGGCATTAGAAAAAATGCTTTCTGTATTTGAAAAATTAGCAGTAGTATTTGCACCAATATACAAGATGTTTGTTGGAGTAGCTGAGTTCTTAGGAAAGTCAGAAGCTATATTAAAATCTATTTTATTTTTAGTTACAGCTATCGCAGCTAAGAAACTATATAATATAGGAGCTGGTTTATTTTCTAAGGGACCTCAATTAGGAGCACCGGCATCAATAGCATCACAGTTAGCTAAACCAGCAGCAGCGGCTATTCCAGCAGCAGCATCAGGTTTAGCAGCTAATCAGTCTTTTAGTGTAGCTAGTGGAATATCTAGAGGAACTTCTCCTATGACCCCCGCAGCCGGAGTAGCAGGATCTTCAATAGTAGGACCAGCAGCAACAACAGCAGCAACAACAGGAGCAACCGCAGCAACAACCACAGCAGCAGTAGGAGGAAGTGCTATAGCAGCAGGAACAGGAACTAAAGCAGCTAATGCTATTTCTAGAATGAAAACAGCAGGAAAAGGAATAACAGCAGCAACAGCACCTGCAGCAGCAACAGTCGCAGCACCGGCATCAATATCATCACAGTTAGTTAAACCAGCAGCAGCTACAAATCCTAGCTTCATGACGAAATTAGGAACATCAGTAGGGCAAAAAGGATGGTGGAATACTATAAAAGGAGGAGCATCCAGTTTAGGAACTAATATAATGACTGGTGCAAAAGGATTATTAGGTAAAATAAATCCAATAACAGCTCTAAAAACAGCAGCAAATAATGCTGGTGGATGGGGTAAGTTATTTGGAGGAGCACTAAGCAAGGGATTAAAAGGATCTGCATTAAATTCTGTAATAAGTACTTTATTCGCAATCCAAGATTTCCAAAACCTAATGGAAAATCCAGTAGACGACAAAGGAGAATTACTAAGCAAAAAAGCATTATCAGAAAAAGCAGGTAAAATAGTATTCTCAACAGGAGGATCAATAATAGGAGGTATAGTAGGAGCAGGCATAGGAGGACCAATAGCGAGTATAGTGGGAAGCCTAGGAGGACAATGGTTAATGGGAAAAATAGCAGATAACTGGCCTGAGGGAGCTGGATGGGTTGGAGAAAAGTTTGTACCTCAAGAAAAATTAGATGCGGCACCACCACCTTCTTTATACGAAGGGGGGGTTGTTGAGAAAGGAGGACTTATCAATGCACACGCAGGAGAGGTTTATACAGGGGGAGGTACTTTACAAATATTCCAAGGTATGTGGCAAGAATTAAAGACACAGAACGCACAATTAATGGAACAAAATAAGCACTTAGTAGCTTTAGTAAATAAGAACACAGTATTGAAATTAGATGGTCAAGTATTAGCTCAATCATCAACAAGAACTGCGGCAACGCAATATGGTAATTTATTGAATGGAACTTCATATGTATAATAATGCCAAACCCACAAACAAGAATACCGAAAGAAAGTAAACTTCTAAAAATCAAAACAGATTTTAGAAACCTAAAATACAGCCAAGATTTAAGAGGCGGTGGTAGCAGCGGCATGCCTTTCATAAAATCTCCTATTCCTGAAAATGCAACAGAGAAACAAAAGGAAAACTA